TAATACTGCCGATGGAAAACTATACTTTAAGAATAGTTCAGGCGTAGTTACCTTATTAGCTGATTCTACTTCTGCATCAGGTACATTAATAAACCCTACTATTACTAATTACACAGAATCCGTAGTAACGATTGGTACGGTTGGCGCATCGCATACCCTAGTTTTAACAAATGGAACAATTCAAACCGCAACATTGACTGCTTCTACCCCTTGTACTTTTACAATGCCAACGGCTACGGCTGGCAAATCGTTTGTTCTAAGACTGACCCAAGCAGCCACAGGCATGACTACAGCAACCTTTACTGGCGTTAAATGGCCTGCTGGAACTGCTCCTACAATTACTGCAACTGCATCCGCAGAAGATATTATTAGTTTTATTTGTATTGGTTCTACTTGGTACGGCACTATTGCACAGGCGTTCGCATAATGTTTGGGGCTAAGGATTTTTTATTTACTAGACCCGTTGCTGGTGTTCTCGGTGGTGGGCAACTTTGGTCTTGGGGGCGAAATCAATTTGGTCAATTAGGACAAAGCAACCTTACTAATCGTTCTTCACCCGTTCAAGTTGGAACTTTATCTACATGGGATAAAGTAGCCTCGGGATTTTATTTTTCCCTTGCAGTCAAAGCAGACGGAACTTTATGGTCTTGGGGGTTAAACAGTTCAGGTCAATGTGGACAAGGTAACACCTCTACTCGTTCTTCCCCTGTTCAAGTTGGAGCATTAACTAACTGGGCAGATGTATCTATTAGTAGAGATTCTAGTTTTGCATTAAAAACAACTGGAACATTGTGGTCATGGGGTAAAAATAATTTTGGTCAATTAGGTTTAAACGATACAACTAATCGTTCTTCACCTGTTCAAATTGGTTCTTTAACTACTTGGGACAAACTTGCAAGACCAAATATAGCATTTAATTCTGCGGCAATAAAGACAAATGGCACTTTATGGGTTTGGGGTATGAATAGTCAGGGGCAATTAGGAACTGGAAATCTAACTTATTATTCTTCACCTATACAGGTTGGGTCATTAACAAATTGGGCATTAATAGCACCAACCTATTATAATTGTTTTGCAATAAAAACAGACGGCACTTTATGGTCTTGGGGCAGAGGAAATAATGGTAGGTTAGGTCTTGGTAATACAACATCTTATTCTTCACCTAAACAAATTGGGGCTTTAACTGGTTGGGCTACTGTAACTGGTGGTAATTACAATGGAAACGCAATAAAGACAAATGGCACTTTATGGGCTTGGGGTGGTAATTATTTTGGTTGTTTTGGCGATGGAACTGCCACAAGCACAAGTTCACCAATACAAATTGGTTCTTTAACTACTTGGTCAAAAATAAACGCTTCTGCTTACCCTACATCTGTTATAGCTGGCAAAACAGATGGTTCTTTATGGGCTTGGGGAAATAATACTTTTGGTAAATTAGGCCTAGGAAATACTACTACTACTTATAGTCCTATTCAAATTGGCACATTAACCACATGGCAAAATTTCTCGATAACTAACAGTTCTACATTAGCTATTAAATCTGCATGATGTATTTTCTTTCAGGACTTCCCCGTTCAGGTTCTACTGTTTTAGCTGCGTTGCTAAATCAGAGAAACGACATTCATGTAACGCCAACATCGGGGTTAATTGATATATTTGGTTCAGTTTGTCAAGCATGGGAAAACAATCCTACAACTAAAGCTCAAAATCAAACTAACGAGCATCTTTACGAAACACTTAGAAAATTAATTTCTGTGCGTGAAGATGGCAAGATTACTGTAGATAAGTCTAGGGGATGGGTAGCACCGCAGATTCAAAAAACAATGGGCAAAGTCTTAGGCTCACCAATACGAATTGTAGCAACTGTTAGGGATGTGTCTACCTGTGCAGCATCCTTTGCCAAGATTGTTAAACCTGAAAACCTTGCTGAGTTTTGTAATGGACAACTAATAGGACACCTTAAAAGTTCTTATGTTGCTTTGCACGAAGGTTATAAAGAACATCCTGAGAATATCTTGTTTGTTGATTATGATGAGTTAATGTATGACCCACAGGCGGTTATTACTAAGATAGAAACCTTTTGGAATCTACAGCCATTTGCCCATGACTTCAATAATATTGATGGCAGATCAGTAGCGGAAGATGATGAAAACGCTTGGGGTATTGCTGGACTGCACGATGTTAAGCCTGAACTAAAAAACACAGGTACATCCGCCAAAGAAGTATTGGGTGAGTTTGAATACAGATTTGAAGCCCCTAAATTTTGGAATGGTGAAACAGAACAGAAGAAAGACATATTAGACTTTCAAGTAGAAGCTGCTATGCGTGGTGAGTTTGATGCTGCCGAAACAATGTGTAAGACCATTTTAGAATTAAGACCACACGATGACCGAGCAGCCTTTAATCGTGGCTGGTACGCACTACGACATGGTAACTTAAAAGAAGGTTTTGAACTATTGGATAGAGGTCGCAACGAAGAAATCTTTGGTAATACAAACCCCTCGTCTATGCCAAAATATGACGGCAGACCCCTTAATGGTGAGGTTGTCTTATTGGTATTAGAAGGTGGTCGAGGTGACCAAATACACGCTGCTAGGTGGGCAAGAGAGATTGTCAGTCGTGGCGGTGTCTGTGTGGTTTCCTGTATGCCCGAATTAGCTGGTCTAATGATGTTGGTAGATGGAGTATCTGCGGTGGTCGAATCTAGAGCTGCTGGCGGTGTTTATCATGACTACCATGTGTTAGGAATGTCAGGCTATCTAAGTTTCTTAACAGTCAATAACGCACCTTATATCCCTTGCAAGACAATCAAACCTAACGGCAAAATTGGGCTACGCTGGCAAGGTAATCCAAGATTTGAGCATGAGCATAATCGGGTATTTGACCCAGCACCTTTGTTTACAATACCAGCAGAGTTGGTTAGTCTGCAACGGGATGTAGGTATAGACAACATTCCCGACCATGTGCAAAAACCTTGTTTAGACACTTGGCTACACACTAAGTCGGTTATTGAAAGTGTGGATAAGGTCATTAGTTCTTGCACCTCGGTTGCGCACTTAGCCGCAGCTATGGGTAAAGAAACATGGATTATTAGCCCTGTATTGCCTTATTATTTATGGGCTGATGGTAAAGAATCTAGCATTTGGTATCGTAATGTTAAGTTGTTTAGGCAAGAGAAATTTGGTGATTGGGATACCCCATTAGCTAAAGTAACTGGTGAATTTACTGAAAAAATCAGGAGAGTAAAATGAGTTTATATGTTCGAATTGAAAATGGTGAGGTTAAAGATGTTTGGGACACCCTACCTGACGGCAGAGAAGGTTGGAAAGATGCCATTGAGGTAAAACCTACCATCATTCCGCATCGTCAATACTACACAGCGCATACTTTTGATTTGACCAAAGACCCTGTAGAAATCGTTTATGGTGTTGCAGATGTAACTGTGGATGAACGCAAAGAAAACATGAAACAACAGGCAAAAATAGCATTTAATATGCTATTTAGACAACAAGCAGCCAACCCATCTACTTATGACCCAGTAGCACTACAAGTTGCTAAAGATGCTGTTGCACCCAAGCAAGCAGCTATTGATGCTTGTACAACGCATGATGAATTGGATGCTCTTCTATGAAAAAAATACTGATTATGGGTTTGCCAAGTTCAGGTAAAACTTACTTAGCCCAAGCCCTAAAGAAGTATTTAGAAGTTAACGGTACTCGCAAAGACTATGGAGAATCTTTTACTAGCTTTAACGCACAGGTTAATTGGTTTAACGCTGACGAAGTGCGTAAGAAGTACAACGACTGGGATTTCTCCAACGAAGGCAGAATCCGTCAATCCTTACGCATGGCCCAGTTTGCATTAGAAGCTGGCGGTGATTATGTTATCTGCGACTTTGTAGCACCATTAGTAGAGATGCGTAATAACTTTAAGGCTGATTGGACTATATGGGTTGATACCATTACTAAAAGCCAGTACGAAGATACCAACAAAGCCTTTATCCCGCCCGAAGTCTATGACTTTAGAGTAACCGAGCAAAACTGCGAAAAATGGGCAGAGTTTATTGGTAATCATATTATTGAAAACAGACGCAGACCTACCTTTAATTGGCAAGCTGAAACAGTACAAATGTTGGGCAGATGGCAGCCTTGGCACGAAGGACATAGAGCCTTGTTTGAAAGAGCCATTGCTAAGACAGGTCAAGTAGTCATACAGATTCGTGATTGTCAGGGCTGGCAAGGCAGTAACCCTTTTGCTATTGAGCAAGTAAAATCTAATATTAAGAGAGACTTGGATCCCTTATTCCAAGGGCAATATGAGATACAGGTTGTTCCTAATATTACTAACATTACCTACGGCAGAGATGTAGGCTACAAGATTGAGCAAGAAACCTTTGATAAATCTATTACAGATATATCTGCAACTAAAATTAGACAAGGCATGGGCCTTTCTTAACAAGGAATAGTAATGGTTACAGATACAGAAGCCAAGTTAAATTCACATGAAGCCGTATGCGAAATTCGCTACGACTCAATTTGTGCAAGATTAAAACGCATTGAGCAAATATTAATAGGTAGTGCTGGATTCATTATTTTGACCTTAGTGACTTTAGTAGTTAAGGTTAATTGATGATGTATGCCCGATCCTTTTGGAATCATAGATGGTACTAAACAGGTTACCAAGACTCTTAATGAGTCGGTAAAAGCAAGCGAAGAACTATCTAAAGCAATTGACGGGGTACTAGCGGTAGCGGATAAAGCAGCAAAAGAAAGAGCATCATTAAGAAAGAAGTCTAGGGAAGTTAATCCTGACACTTACACAATTATTGAAGCAGTAGATGAGTTCCAAAGGCTAATGTTAGCCAAGCAGTCTGAAGAAAAAATTAAAGAAGAAATAACCAAGAAATACGGCAGTAAGGCTTGGGATGAAATACAAGGTATTAAGGCTAGAAAGCAATGGGAAGAACGCCAAGACAAGTATTTAGAGCAAAACGACAGGCGGGTAATGAAAAGCGTGATGGCTCTTTGCTATATGTTTGCAACTTGGGTAGCTTACGAATGCACATGGGGTAGATGGAAATAAATATGCCATTAAACAATTCAGAAGATGTTTTATCTAAAATATTGGCGTATGTAGATTCCCCATTTAAACTATTTGCAGTTATTTTGATGGCAATTTTAGTTTTTGGTGCTTGGGCATTTTATGAAAATAAAGACCTGATTGTTGGCACTTATAAGGAAAGCCAAAAGTTACCCAGTATTGCCGAAGATAGGGTTGACGATGTAGCGGCTCACTTATTTAAAACAACTGACGCAACTGTAGTAACAATATTTAAAGTTAACCCCTTGTTTGGCACTAGAGTCCAGTATCGAGCCTATACAAAGACGGGGCGAGATAAAACAAATGATGGCTTGGATGTAGGTCTTTTTACTTCTAATCAATCAAATAACCAAGATGTAGTAGCTTTAATGGCTGGTGATATTCCTTGCGGTAGCTACAAGGCGGCACAGTCAGAAATTGGACTTTGGTATATTGAAAAAGGCATGACATTTGGCTGTAGAATTAGTGTACCGCCTGACCCCAGTAGGTTTATAGGGCAGATTACGGTAGGTTGGGATAACCCCCCAGCCGAATTAGAACAAGCAAAAGCCATGCTTTTTATTGCTGCAACTATGTTATCAAGGAGTAAAAAATGATTCCATTAATGGCACTAGTCGATGTTGGAATGAAAGTCCTAGACAAGTTTATTCCTGACCCTGAAGCCAAAGCCAAGGCCCAAGCTGAACTATTAAAAATGCAACAAGAAGGTCGGTTAGCTGAGTTAAACGCTGACATGAACGAGCAAAACAATGTATCAGAGCGTTGGAAAGCTGATTTAGGTAGTGATTCTTGGTTATCTAAAAATATACGCCCCATGTCTTTAGTAGCCATTTTTGCTGGTTATTTTCTTTTTGCCATGATGTCTGCCTTTGGCTACGATGCTAAAGAGTCGTATGTAAACCTGTTAGGTCAATGGGGTATGTTAATAATGAGTGCGTATTTTGGTGGTCGCACCCTTGAAAAGATCATGGATATGAAAGCCAAAAATGAACCTAAGTAATAACTTTACCCTAGACGAACTGACCCATACAGATCACCGTCAATTTGACAATACGCCCAATGCCTCAGAAATGGCTAACCTTGTACGCCTAGCTGGGTTCTTAGAGGAAGTTAAAACCGTATTGGGTGGCAAGCCCGTCATGGTCAATTCAGCCTTTCGTTGCAAAGCCGTGAATGATGCGGTAGGATCAAAGGACACAAGCCAGCATCGTATTGGGTGTGCCGCAGATATTCGTGTACCAAGTATGACCCCCGATGAAGTCGTAAAGGCTGTGATTGCATCGGGGATAGGATATGACCAACTTATTCGAGAATTTGACCGCTGGACACATATTAGTGTGCCTAGTACTGCTGGCGATAGTCCTCGCAGGCAAGTTTTAATAATAGATAAAACGGGGACTAGACCTTATTAAATAATTGGGTTTCTAGCAATACCATTGGCTCTACATCTTGCCAATCGTTTCTGTCTTTTCTGCCGTTTACGACAAACTTTAAGCCTTCAAACTCGGTAAATTTTCTATACCAAATACTATCCGTTGTTTTAAGAACTAAAAAAAAGGGTAATTTTGTAAACTCTACTAAAGTTTTGGCAGATATAAATTTACCAAGACTTATAAAATACCCCCCACTCATGCGGTCAAATTGCGCTAATTCGTAGTTTAAACACTTAATTTCACAAAACCCTGCAATCTCTTTATTCCGTGTAAGGGTATAGTCAAGCCCATATTTAATAGGCATTTTAACTACTTCACACTTCCATTTTTGCTCAAGTAAAGAGGCAACATCCCTCTCTACATTAAGATTCTTTTGGGTTTCGTAAAGCGGCCTCATATTGCATAGCCGTGCATTAGGTAGTTAGTCCCAAAGAACACTACGCAAAACAAGACTGCTGCCACACCGCCCCAAAAGAACATACGAATAGACTCAATACGCTCCTTTTTCTTTTCTGCTTCCCGCAAACGCTTGTAAGCCTCTAAGTCACCCCAGCCCTTATCAAGCATCCTTTGGCGGTCAGTAAACTTACGCTGGGCCTTATAAAACAACTCTGCATCTTTTTCGCTTTTTAGCATGGCTATCTCCTAGTGAAATATCTTGTAACGGGGATTGCAGGTAACCTCAACAGGTACATCACTCATAACCCCGTTGATCCTGCGCTTGGCGGTAATAACTACAGGTCTAGTTCCTGCATCCTCACACTCGGTAATGCCTAAAATGACCTGCGCCCGACTCATGTGAAACGCCTGTTTGTCAGTTTCTAAGCTGACATTGGGTGGTTCAAACGAACTACAAGCGGTAAGACTTAGCAGACTTAGCAATAAAATTGGTTTCATAAATATCCTTATGCCCCCGTAGGGGCGTTGGTTAACGGGCTGTAACTTTGAGGGTAATAACTGCGGTGGTTTTGGTGTGCTTCTCGATTAACTCGGCAGGTACATTAGCTTCAGCGTACACAGCCTTGTTATCTACTGTCTTACGCTGGGATAAAGTCACGCAGGCTTTGTAAAGATTGCCCTCGATGTGACCTTCTTCCTGCTTGAGTTCGGTCTTGAGTGCTTCTGCTTGGGCTTCTAAGTCAGCGATTTGTGCCAAGAGCATACCGAGCTGGTCAACTTTGGTAATTTGTAGGTCTAATACTTGCATTTGAATCTCCTTATCTATCTCACTCCCCAATGGAGTAATGACAGTATAAGTTAAGATTACTTAACAATGCAACAGATAAATAATAACCTTACAAAAAAATGGGGTACTTGCGGGGCTAATGTATGTGAAGCATATAGAATCCGCTTTCCCCCTTCCCGTGAAGGAAGTCCCATTATATTCCGTTCTTTATTTGGTACACCCGCAGTAGATGCTCAAAGCATTCCCAGCCCTTTTGGAGTCGGTCTTGCTCTATTTCTATCAACTTGACCTGATCGGTATTAGCGTTGACAAAGACGATAGCGCACCTAGCCGTTGGAACGCCTAGACCCTCACGGTAGGCTGCTAATTGCATCTCATGTTCAAAGTACACATCTACTTTGTCTAAGTCGGTATCCTTGGTCTTAAAATCGACTATAAAGCCCGTCTTAGCCATTAAGTCGCATTTACCACCATACCCTAGCGGATGCCCAAAAGACTGCTCAGAGAGCCACAATTGCTTTCCAAAGGCATTTTCTAATGTTTCTAGAATTTTGTTAATGTACGGGGGTTTTTCAGGCATATAGACACCCTCAAACCAAGTTTGGATAAGGGCGTGGATCGCAGTCCCCCGTTCCGCAGCTTCCCTACCCGTAGCCTTACTATCCTGCATTACCCGTTTTAGCCAATCAGCTTCGGGTTCGTCAGCCAATCTAGGCAGCGTTAAAGCGGCTAAGAGGACTTGTTGTTGCTTCCATAAATCAAGCCCTGCACTCGATAGTTGGCGGATAATTCCCGTAGTACTTGGCAAAAGTCCGAGTTTCCGTGCGTCACGGAGCGTTGTTGCCCGTTCCCCAGTTTTGCCGATAGTTGTGTAGGCTGGACTGCCATCTTTCTTGTACCAATGACCTGATTCACTTAATTTCTCCTTAACTATCATAGTGTCCTTAGAATGGAATATCATCATGTAAATCATTGTCTATCTTAGGAACATTCTTTTCACGCTCCTGTTGACCCCGCCATTCGCTACTCTCCGCTATCTTTTCCTTATAGTACTTAGGAAGCGCATCGTATTCTTCCTGTTTAAAACTTTGTATCCAAAAGATTTTGGTGGGGTTAATGCCTTCAGGTTGGGCGTTACGCAAGGCAGACGGCACAGGACTAATACCTGAGATATTAGCGTACTTACCATCCTCTGAATGCGTGATATTAACCATGCAAAACTTACCCAGTAAGCCTTTAAGATCAAAGTTCTTACGATCTTCTGCTGTCATTTTTTTGTTTGACCATGCCTCTAAATCTTGGCGTAACCGTGCTTGATCGCCTAAACTAACTGTATACCGTTTGGATACGATTAATGGCTTACCATCGTCTGTTTTTAGAGGTAGACCTGCATCATCATCCCCGTGCAGTTCCCAAGTTAATACGACCTTGTGCATGATCTTGGTTTCACCTGCCCACTCGGTAGCTTGGTGGCCCAAGTCAATTACGGAATAAAGCCGTGCCATATGCAAGCCAGCAGGGGCTATCTTAAAATCTCGTTGAGTATCAGAAATAATCATTGTGTTCTCCCGTATGGGTTTAAGTCGTTAAATACACCTTGTAAGAAATCCCGTTGACGGTTAACTGGCGCAAAGCCACAGCCATAACGCAGTAAGTCAATTTGTTCTTTAGATAAGTCTATGCCACCTTCTAGCACAGTAAAGATGCGTTCAAGTTCACCTTGAAGCTGTAGTAAATCATTGGTTTGCGATTCTATTTCACTCATAAGAGTTCTCCTATTAACACAGCATATGCTGTACCACCATATTAACTTAACTTAATAAATAATGCAAGAAATATGTTAAGATACCTTATGAACTCAATTGCTATCATTCGTCTACTTGGTGGGCCAACAAAAGTTGCTAAGTTGCTAAATATTAGCGTTCCCGCTGTGTCTATGTGGCAAAACGGGGAGATACCTTACGATAAGCTGGTGATCTTAGCGGCAACCCTTGAGCAACAAAGCCACGGGTTAGTTAGCAGAAAGACCCTATTTCCTGAAACTTATAAATTAATATGGCCTGAGTTAGATTGATGTATACTATGTGTGCAGAGTGAAGTCTGTTTTGTAGTTACCTCTAAGCACAAGACCCTTTCGGTCTGATCTGTGTGTTTAGTAAATGGTTTAGAGGCATTTATTAAGCAACTTCACCATAGATCAGTCCAAAAGGGTTTTTCTATTCTGCCTAGCCCGTTCTCAAGCGTGTTGCAACGGTAAAGGCTGTAAATACCCCTAGAAACCACTAGCGCAATTGCGCCTCATTTAGCCGTATTGCTTGGCTACCTAAGAGAACCGTCCTGTATGGATAGACCGATGATGTGATAAAGACAGACCTAGGCACGACAAAGACATCGAAGCAATATATACACCTCAGAACTAAGCAAGACTGACAAGCTATTCCTCATAGTAGGGATAGCTATGCCCTTGAATCTTGCAATCCTGACAAAAAAACAACACTAAGGGTATATCCCTAGTAAATAGTTCTTGATATAGTTAAGATAACTTAATAAACTGGTGTTACTCAATACCGAGTGAGATAGGAGAAACAAATGAAATACATGGCAATTGAAAGCAAAACTCAAAAAAATGTGCGTTTTCGTGCAACAGCATATTATGATTTTTCCGCTTTTTTAGATGAAGTTATGTGGGCTAATGAAGAATCAAGCTGGACTTATTATGTTGAAAATGTCATGGTTTCTTATGAGCAAGCCCGTGCCGCTGTTGACCAAGCATATGCTGACGCTAAAGCTAAAAAAGAATTAACCCACAAGCGTGTACGCATCAGCGTTGGTGCTACTTGCCTTCCAAATACTTACAGAGAAGTTTGGGTCAAGAAGTGATCGAAACCATAATGACCGTTTTCTTATTAGCGACATTTATCATTTCTATTGCAGTTATGATAAGTGCCGCTTTTTTCTACTACTGGATGGATAAATGAGCTTTCAAGACTTCTACTCCCTCTATCCCCGCAAAATGGCTCGTAAAGACGCTGAACGGGCATGGAACAAGCTAACCCCTACACAACAAGCAGAGTGCCTAGAAGCCCTGCCTAATTACCTTAAATACTGGAAGATTAAAGAAACCCAAAAAGACTATATCCCGTACCCTGCCTCGTTTTTGAACGCTGAACGGTGGACTGATGAACTTGACCTAGAACCCAATAAAAAGCCTGAATTACCGTGGTATTCGACTGAGGAGTTAACCACTCGTAAAGCGCAGGAAGTCGGATGCCCTGCCTACGGTGGAGAAACTTGGCAAGCATGGCGGGCTAGGATCAGCCAAAAGATTAAGCAATTAGATGAGCAGCTATAAACAAAAGATTGAATATTTGGCCCAATCTTATATAGCCATTGCCAAGCGTACCCGTAATTGGGATAGGGTAAAAGAATTAATTGAATGCAATAAAGACACAGAAGAATCAGTTAAACAAAGAATCAAAGAACTTTTAAGGAAAAAATGAATGAGTTGGCTCTTTTCGCAGGTGCTGGTGGCGGAATACTTGGGGGAAAACTCCTTGGATGGAGAACCGTCTGTGCCGTTGAATGGGAACAATACCCAGCTTGCGTACTGTGCGCCCGACAAAATGACGGAATTCTCCCGCCTTTCCCGATTTGGGATGATGTTCAAACCTTTGACGGAAAGCCTTGGCGAGGAATTGTTGATGTTGTATCGGGCGGGTTTCCATGCCAAGACATCTCCGCAGCAGGCAAGGGGGGGGGTATTGAAAGCGAAAGAAGTGGAATGTGGAAAGAGATGGCAAGGATTATTGGCGAGGTACGACCCCAATACGCATTCATTGAGAACAGTCCAATGCTCACTTCTAGAGGACTTGAACGAGTGCTTGCAGACTTGGCCCAAATGGGGTTCGATGCGGAATGGGGAGTGCTTTCAGCAGCCGATGTGGGAGCAAACCACCTCAGAGAAAGAATATGGATTGTTGCAGAGAATACCAACACCGGATGCAAATATGGGAAAAAGGGGAACGCAAGAAAATTGGCAACCAGTAAGGCCAAGCGGACAACCAGCACAATACCCAATAAACCAATATTTAAGGGACTTGACAAAAACAACTGGAAAACCGAACCCGATGTGGTGCGAATGGTTAATGGGATGGCCGATGCAATGGACAGACTTAAAGCCATTGGAAATGGACAAGTCCCACTTTGTGCAGCAACAGCATGGCAATTACTAACGGAGAGATTAGATGAGAGAAATTGACCCCAATAAATGTATAGACTTTATCCTTGAAAACGCTGGAAAGTACGCAGCAGCCAAGGGTGAGTTAGCCCAGCTAGAAACCTTTAAAAGCAGCCTTAAAGCCATAATGATGCAGAAGTCAGGTGAGCAGACCATTGGGGCGCAGGAACGGGAAGCCTACGCCTGTCAGGAGTACCAAGACTTATGCAAAGCTATAGGAACAGCTACCGAAAACGCTGAAAAGCTGAAATGGGAATTAGAGGCAGCAAGACTACGCCACGCTACATGGCAGACCTTAGAAGTATCTAACCGCAACCAAGATAGGATATTGAAATGATTGTTCTATGTGATGAATTTGCAGTATTAAAAAAGTTAATCCGAATGTATGACGATGCCCTCAAGGTCAACAACCCCATACAAATGATGGAAATTGCCGTAGACA